GCGATCCGCCACGCCGCTGTCCCGACTGTCACCCACTCCGTCCCATCGTTGACGATCCCTGGGCCACACCATGAGCGACGACGACCGGCGCGCCGCCGCCGCCATCACCACCCTCCTCAACCGCGCCGCCCTCGAACACGCCGACACCGCCGTCACCGCCAACGCCATCGTCCAGGCGCTCCGCGGCCACGGCTGGCGCCCCACACCGGCACGCCGCCCCGAACCATGGCAACCCCAACCCGGCCACCGCTCAGAACCCACACCCGAATGGCATACCGCCCGGCAAGCGATCCGGAACCCACATGACTGACTGCACCGTCCCCCGCCACGACACCCAAGACGAACCCACACCTGCCATCGTCAACGGCCACCTCTGCCAGTCATGCGCCCGGCAACTCCGCACCGACCTCGCACGCCTCCCCACTTTGTACGGCAACCTCAAAGACGCACTCCCCACCCGCCGCCCCAGCGGAAGCCTCGCCGCCATCAACGGACTCACCGGCCCCGCCGCGCTTCCCTTCAACGACGCCGTCTCCGAATGCCGCAGCCAGATAGAACACGACCTCGAATACTGGGCTTGTGAAACCGCCGCCGACCGCCGCACAACCCTCCCCCGCGTCCTCCCACCCGCCGCCGTTCCTTTCCACGCCGGATGGATCACCGCCGCCACCAAATGGATCCCCTACCGCCCATGGGCACCCCACATCACCGGCGCCATCAACCACAACACCACCCGCGCCTGGCACCTCCTCCAGCCCCGGCACATCAAAACCATCAACTGGATGGACCCGTGCCCACACTGCGAAACCCTCCGCGAACTCCAAGCCACCATCTACGCCACCGAAGGCGACCCACGCCCATCAACCATCGAATGCCTCACCTGCCGCCAAACGTGGCCATCCGGCACCGCATGGCTCCAACTCGGTTCGGCATCACGCCGCCTCCACAAAGCCGTCACATGAGCGGGAAACGCTGCGCGTGGTGGTGGGGCACCGGCTGCGGCATGAACCACGGATCCATCCACATCTGCGGCCGCCCCCCCGGCCACCCAGCCCCTTGCATGTGCTACTGCGGCCAACGCGCACCCATGGCGCCCCCAGCTGAAACGGACACGCCCGCCAGCCTGTGGTTATCACCACCCGCCGCTAACCATCGGCATGCTGGCATGTCATGGCCGACGGCAACGGATACGCCACCGCCCCCGACATCGCCCACCTCCTCGGCATCACCACCACCCTCGTCTACGTCTGGGCCCACCGCGACCACTGGCACCGAACCCGGACACGCCCCCGCCGCTACCGGCTCGAGGACGCCCACCAGAGCTGGGACAAACGTCACCCGCAACATCAGGACCAAGGTCCTTGCGCACGTCCCTGATCAGGCCGTAAGCTAAGCGCCGTCAAGGTCCCAGGACTATGTCCCGGGGCCTTCACCATCTACGGAGGACGCGCCTAATGCCCACCCTCCGCGACTACCAGCGGTGGGCACGCAAAGGCACCACCGCGCAACGCGGCTACGGCACCCAGCACCAGCAGCTCCGCCGCCAGCGCATCGCCCTATTTCGGCCCGGCGACCGGTGCGCCATCGGCGGCGAACCACTCCACCTGCCGGTCGCCTATCTCGACCTCCCACACGACCACGTCAACGGCGGGTATTTGCCTGGGCTGGCGTGCCGTCGGCACAACCGGGCTGAGGGTGCGGCCCGGGGCAACATGCTGCGCCGGGTGGGAGGTCCCGGCGTGTGGTACTCCGCGCGCAGATGGTGACCTTCCTGGCGACTGTGATTGAGTGGCTGTTATGGCGCGTCCCCGTCGCAAGGTAACCGAACACGGCACTTACGCCTGCTACCGCCACAGCGGCTGCCGTTGCGCCGAATGCCGCAACGCGCGCCGCATCGAAGCTGCCCGGCAAAAAGCAAAACGCTACGCACGCACCAGAACCGGCACCGCTCCCGACTTCACCCACGGTCCATCCGGCTATGACACCTGGGGCTGCCGGTGCCGCACTTGCACTACGGGCCATAGCCAGAACCCCGTCAAGAAAGCCGCCGACCGGCGCTGGACCGAAAACCACCGCGGCGAAAAAGACGCCGCCACCGTCGCCAGGCGCCGCCGCGATCAAGCCGCAACCCTTGACCAGGCCAGCAGGCGCGGGCAGCCATGGACCGGACCCGAACTAGAACTCGCCGCCAGATCCGACCTCAGCGCGAAGGCCATCGCACTGATGATTGGTCGCACAAGGTGGGCAGTCCAGACCAAACGTTACGAACTCCGGGCCGAACCGAAGATCATCGAAGCTGCTGGGCTGTCGCGTGGCACCGGCTACCCGTAGCCCCCACCGCTCCGCTGGCGCGAGGATGGGCAACCGCGTGCGAGGACCCGGCGACGGCTGGGTCCCGGCGAGGCGATGGTGACCTTCTGGCGACCACGGAGGGCCAGCGGTTACTGACCGTGACCATCCACTGATCTACCATCCGTGGGCGTCGGCCCTCCACCATGGTCACAATCCGGACATTTCCACGTTTCCGCAGGTCAATGGATCGCCAACCGTCTGGATGGTGGATCAGCGGACCCCGCAGCCAAAAAATTTTTGTGCAACGTTCAACTAGGGCCTGGATGGTGACCGTCCGTGACCGTTTCGCGTGCGAGTTCCGTCGAGAAGGCGACCCGCGCGGAACTGCGCCGCCTCGGATTCTCGGCCGCCACCGACGCCCCGGCCGCGCTCGCGGTGTCGCTCGCGCGGCAGATCGACACCGCCCGCGGCGCGGTCGCCGCAGCTGCCGCGGCGGGCCAGTTGCGGCTGATCCTCGCCGATTTGCGCGCTGACGCAGCCAGCCGGCCTGATTCGGATGGGATTGATGAGCTCCGCGCTCGCCGCGCCCGTGCTGCTGGGTGACCAGACACCGCGTCTGCGGTCGGTGCCGCCTTCGGACACTTCGGAGGGTGGTAACGCGACCGATCTGGCCGCGCTGGCCGGACTGCGGCTGGATCCGTGGCAGGCGCATGTCCTGGAGGCTGGTTTGGGCCGCCGCGGCGGCCGGTGGGCGGCGTTTGAGGTGTGCCTGATCGTGGCGCGGCAGAACGGGAAGGGCAGCATCCTGGAGGCGCTGGAGCTGGCGGCGTTGTTCCTGTTCGACGACGTGAAACTGATCTTGCATTCGGCGCATCAGTTCAAGACCGCGGCTGAGGCGTTCCTGCGGATCCGGCGGCTGATTGAGGAGCGGCCGCAGTTTGACCGGCGGGTGGCGCGGGTGCGGACGACGACCGGTGCTGAGGCGATCGAGCTGAAGGACGGCACGCGGCTGCGTTTTCTGGCGCGTTCGTCGGGGTCGGGGCGTGGTTTTACGTCTGATCTGGTGATCCTGGATGAGGCGTATGAGCTCGGCGGCCGTGAGATGGCGGCGTTGCTGCCGACGTTGTCGGCGAGGCCGGATCCGCAGGTTTGGTATACGTCGACGGCGGGGAATCCGGATTCGGCGCAGCTAGGGCGTTTGCGGCAGCGTGGTCTCGCGGGTGGTGACCGGTCGCTTGCGTTTCTGGAGTGGTCGGTGGATGACGCCAGTTATGATCCGGCGGATCCGGTGGGGTGGGCGCGGGCGAATCCGGGTTTGGGGATCCGGATCGAACCGGATTATGTGGCGCGTGAGCTGGCGGCGTTGCCGGCGGAGGAGTTCGCGCGGGAGCGTCTGTCGGTGGGGTCGTATCCGGTGGATGATGCGGGGACGTGGGAGGTTTTGGGGCAGGACGCTTGGGCTGCGTGTGCGGCGCCGGGTGTGCTGTTGTGAGTAATCCCGTCGGGTTCGCGTGTGAGATCAGTGAGCGGCGTGACCGGGCGGCGGTGGTGGCGGCTGGCCGTGAGGTGGGTGGTGGCCGGCTGGTGGTTGACCTGGTGTGGTATGACCATCCCCGCAGTGTGGTGGTGCGGATCAGCAAGCTTGTGATTGATCATGATCCGGTGTGTGTGGTGGTTGATCCTCGTTCTCAGGCTGCGACGTTGCTGGGTCCGTTGGCGGAGGCGGGTGTGGCCGTGTCGCAGCCTGGGCCGGGTGATGTGACGGTCGCGCATGGCGAGTTTCTGGATCTGGTGAACGATCATCAGCTGGTGCATTTGGAGCAGGCGCCGTTGACGTCGGCGGTCCGCGCGGGGCAGCAGCGGCCGTTGGCGGGTGCGCAGGCGTGGGAGCGGCGCGTGACGGTGGATCAGGCGCCGTTGGTGGCGGCGACGCTGGCCTGCTGGGGTTTTAGGCGGTGGGAGGAACTCGCCGCGCCCGGCGCGTGGGTCATGTGACAGATAGGAGCCCTCAATGACGACGATGTCGCTGTTTCCAGGCTTGCCCGAACCGCCTGAGTGGTGGGTCTATTACGCCACCGATGGGCATGACATCAAGATCGGCCGGACGTGCGATTTCAGCCGGCGCGGTGGTGAGCTGAAGCTGATCTATCTGCTGAAGTTCCGCGGCGGTGGCTTCGAGGAGCGTCGTCATCAGAAGATGTGGGCCGCGTACAGGATCTCGGGTACGGAGTGGTTCCGGCCAGCGGATGAACTGCTGTTGTGGATCACGATGCTCCTGGAGCCGCGTAGTCCTGAACTGGCGGTACTGCAGTCAATCATCAAGGCCGCGAACGCCCGGCGCCGGGACGCGGCATGAAAGACCGTGATCTGATCCAGCTTGAGCGACTCTGCGAAGCCCTAGCCAAAAAGTGGGATGAGATCTATCTGCAACAGTCGCAGTTTGATCCAGTTGCAGCCGCGTTCTGGCCGCGCTACGGCGATCCACGGCATGATGCCCGCGAGCTCGCAAAGAAAGCGCGGGCGGTGTTGAAATCGCGGGGGATTACGCCGCCGCCGCCGGGCGCGCCGTCACCAAGCCGTGCTGCGGCTAGTTCGAATGTGATCGCCTTCACTGACTGGCGACGTAAGGCCGGGTGACTTTGCTGTGCGTCTGTCGATCGTGCTGCTGGTGGTGTCGCTGGTGGGTGTGGCGGCTGGTGGGTGGCTGATCGGGCGGTGGGCGCTGGGTGTCGCGGTGATCTTCGATTCGCTGTGTGTCGGGGTGTGGGCTCTGTTGCGTGATGACGGCCATGGGGAGGCTGCGGGGCGGGCGGTGGTGGGTCAGGTGCCGGTGCATTTGGGTGAGGTGTTCGACCGGGCGCGTGCCTCGTGAGGTTGCTGGATCGTTTGACCGCGTCGCGTGCTGGTTACTGGGAGGGGATGGCCAGCGGCGCGGCGATTTTCACGAGCTCGTATGGGTCGCCGGATCAGGAGAAGATTCTGCCCGCGCTGGTGGGTGCGGCGCAGCAGGTGTATGGGGCGAACGCGGTCGTGTTCGCCGCTATTTTGACCCGTCTGCTGCTGTTCGCTGAGGCTGAACTGCAGTTCAAACGCATGTCGGACAAGTCGCTGTTTGGGGATCCTCGGCTGCGGGTTTTGGAGGAGCCGTGGCCGGATGGGACGACGGGTGAGCTGCTGGCCCGCATGGAGCAGGACGTGTCGCTGGCGGGGAACGCGTTCATCTGGAACGCGGGTGATCAGCTGGTGCGGTGGCG